CCTATCCTCAACTATTGGATCGCTAGTCTCTTTTTTTAGCCATGCTGTGATAACATCTTCACGTGTAGCGTTATCAAACGCTTGTTGACTAGAGAAATCCTTTGGCTCTACAACACCCCATGAATGGTTAAATCCAGACATCCTATCATTACGCAAGCGTTTTGGCGGCATTATCAAGTGATAGACACGAGTAGGCCCTTCTGGACTTAACCCACCAAATGCGGAAGTTTTGGCAGCATCGTAAAACTCCACATCCAGATCACCTCCCGTATATTTCCGCACATACGGTGTCTGCTCTAAGACATCTTCTGCTTCAATATACTTAAACTTATATCCACCATAAGTAAACTCTGGGTCTTTCTTTAGCTTGTTGCGAATCCTAACATTATGAACAGCCGTTCTATCTGCAGGATGGTCAGACGTTAGCTTCTCCCTTAGCGCTTCTTTCTTATCCCACTCCTCCAATAAAGCAGCGTTTCGTTTATGGTACTTCTCTTTAAAGTCTTTATCTATCATCAATCGCCGAGCTGTCGGCATAAGATGCTCAGGAACGTTTGATTTAAGATGGCTAGGACGAACAATCTTCTGCTCTATCTCCTTTGTACGCTTACCCAACGCAAGTACTTCAGCATCTATCTCAGCCTGTGACACCCACGCCTGCTCTGGTAGTTCAAAGAGCGGCCCATTAAAACTGTTTGAATCTTTAAAAGGTTCTAATGTGAATTTAGAAAACGCTGGATCATCCCGCATTAAGATCGTAGTTAGGTGCGATTCCATATGAAGAAAGTCATGCCGCTCAGTAAGAGCTTTCTTAGCACCATACCCCAATGCTTTACCTTCTTGATGCAAGTCTGACTGTGCTTCTATGATATGCTTTGACTTAGAGCCATCAGAATCTAGATATTGTTCGTTAGAACGTACCCAACCAATAGTATTCTTACCTGCACCAAATTCACTATGACCCATCTTGCCTCTGTACTCAGGATCAGTATATTTATCAGGCATTCTAAGAGTGCGAATCTTATAGTTCTCACCCCTAATCATAGCTACGCCTTCATGCGGTAAGTAGCCAGATTCACCTTTCTTTATCTTACCATACTCTGCACGTTCTTTGTTTAAGTCGCGGAAGTACCTATCAACAACAAAATCACGAGCCTCAGCCTCAGTCATGTATGGCCCACCACGATTTTCTGTAATAAAAGGTTCACCAGCCTTGCGTCTTTTATTATTTACCATCAACTCTTTACCAGCCATAAACGGATCAGAAAGGCCTGGGTTTTCTATGATTACGTTTGGTGGACGACTGCGATCTACTCCTGTGTACCTTAAAACAAATCCTGACCGCCATTTTTCAGGGTCAAGCGGTGGCTTTGGAAAATCTGTACGATTCTCTAGCGTAGTGACACGATACTCAAAAGCATCTAGGAATTCTTCTACCTTCTCCCGTGGGATCTTCTTACTCTCATAATCTTCAAAGTTCTTAAGCAATTGACTATTCCACCGTACGTCCTCGTCTGAAATTTTACCAGACTTCTTAGCAGCAGCTATAAGATTTTGTATATGCCCTTTACTTATGCTATCACTTTTTGTAGCCGCCAAACTTTCTCTAATAATATTACCAACCCGCGAGCGCATCTCGTCTGGCGCTTCGTCAGGTTGTGGCACATCCCTAGCATACCGCGAACTCCCCAACACAGACCCAAAGTTATCATACGGAGACTTGACAACGAGATCAGCTAGCAGCGCATCGACTTGCTTCGGCTGAAGTGCCGGTGCGCGTTCGCCTCTCATAGCCAACCACTCGGCCATCCTGCCAAGAACATCCTCCGCATCTATTGACTTCTTATCCGTATACTTTGGCTGAAACCCCGTAGCTGCATCACGCTCTAAACGCCAGTCACTAAACCACTTCTTTAACCCGCCCATGAAACCTTCTGGCGGATTACTCATGCGCTTCTCCAGTATCTTACCGGCGCGTTGCACTCCCTGTTCCTCAGTCCACGCCGTACGTTCAGCTAGTGACTTACCATCCGCTACCATCTTCTTGTAAGTCGGATCATCTTTGAACATACCACTCTCTATATGTTCAATAAGACGCTGGTGCTTGGGGTTAAGACTGCGCTTCAGCACTTGAACTACGCCGTGCAGATACTCATGCCAAGGTGTGTCTTTGTCGTTTTTAAGTTTATCTAAGGTAATAGCGTGTGCTTCTGTATCATACTCACCTCTAATCTTGAACGTACCTTTCTTATCACGGCCCTCTAAATCAATAACGGCTTCGTTCATCGTCATACCCTGCTTAGCCATAAGTCCTTGAACTGATTTAAAGTAATCATCATCAGTAGGCTTAGGCCCTTCGGGTAATCCAGCGGCATTACGCTTACGCTTGTCTCTATCTTCCGCTTGCTGTCTTGCTTTAGCCGTCTTCGCAGCTAAGTCTGCTATCTGTTTCTTTAGCGCAGCACGCGCCTCTAACGCTTCTGTATGCGCTGCTTGTGCATCTTCTGCATTCTTCTGTAGTTTTTTAACTTTGTTTCTTAGCTGAGTATTTTCGTGTGCGCCTCCTCGAAGCGATGCATGACTATCTAAACGATTCTTTACAATCTTGTACGCCTCCGTCGCTTTATTGAGAGTCGCTTCCGCACTCTTAATATCTCTACCTGCTTGTTTCTCAGCCTCAAGTAACTCAGTTCTAGTAGGAAAGTCTGACTTCTTAAGTAACTTACGTGAATCTTTAGTGACAGAGTGTTCTATGATAGCTTTTAAAGATTCTTCTCGATTCTTCTCGACGGCATCTCTATGTTCTTTGCCCTTCACTAAAGCAACCTCGGCAGCCTCAACTTCTGTAAGCGGACGGGTCATACCTTTCGACTCAAGCCACGGTTTTGCGTCAAGCCCACCGCGACTTATCGTAGTACCTACCTTACCAAATGCTCTCGTAGGCTCCGTGAGTAATCCACCTAGCGCACCTGCACCAGCTACCCTACCCCAGTTAATATCCTCATCGCCCATGGCTTGTACGCCAAGGTCAACGCCAGCTTCAACTCCACCACCGATAGCTACGTTACTAAGCGCGTATCGTTGAAGTGCCGTTTGTGTGCCGAGTGGTGCGTTCTTAACTGCACCAAAAACATTCTTGAGTACGGTAGGTGATGGCCTAAAGAATGCCATCGACGGCGCAGCTTGTCCTGCGAACGTGAGCCACGGATACTTCTCATACGCTGCCTGACGTTGTAGTGCTAACGCTTGCTGTTCCGCGTCATCTAACATCGCACCTTCAGCAACTTCCTGACCTTTGCCGCCGAGGTAGCCACCAGCTAAACCACCTAGCGCACTTAAACCTAGCGCACCCCAGCCGAGCGGCCCACTCATTAATGCTAACGGTGCAGCGGCACCTGCCACACCACCTAACGTACCACCAATACCAGACATGACGCCAGTACCAACAGCACCAGCGGCGGTTGTTTCGCGCTTCTCGGCTTCTAAAGGAGAAACTAATTCATATTGATCGGGATCATATCCATTAGCAATAAGCCAACGACGCTGTTCTTCTGGGGTCATCTGTCTGGATTATAAACTGTTGGCTCAGAGGCAGGTGGAGAAGTTAGAGGTGGCCCTCCTGCGTTAGTGGGCGACCAATCATGTGCTTCTTTAATTTGTCTTTCTAGTTTCAATTTTCTAGCTTCTTCGTTAGCTATCGTTTGCCGCGCAGCTATTTTTTGGTTTGGTGTAGTTTCGCCAGAAGTAGGCATACCAGCCTCATAAAAATCAGCAGCCGACCATCCTCGCGAGTCTCCTGTTTGCTCGTTTATAATACTGTTGGCACGAATAACGCGCTGATCGCTCTCTGCTATGTTTTGCTTATATCTGTTAATAGCCTCATCACGGCGCATATTCATATACGGATTTTCAGAAGGTGTAGAAGGATCATCCCCTCCACTAGCACCAGCTTTACGTGTTGGTACTAAACCATCTGCTGTTTTATCCCTTTTCGCTATATCCATCCAAGCTGGAATGTCGTTGCCACCCCCACCACGACGTAATGCTTCTACTTCGTAATACTTTTTAAGTCCTTTTAAAGCATCATCATCACCTTTCCGCGCTCTAAGTTCTAACTCTTTTAACGCCATGTCTGCTCGCGCACTTCTTCCAGCTACCTGACCTGTTAAAGCATTCTCTTTATACTCGCGATTCATCTGGTTAGCTGTGTCAGCTCGGCCAGGACGAAATAACCTGTCTAGCATACTGTGTACAGGTCTTATTATAGCAGGAGTTTGCGCTATAGCTTGTGACCTTGGATCAGTATACGCAGGTGATAGCACTCTCTGCCCTTGGTTAGCCATAGGACGTTCGTTGCCTTCGCCAGGATTTCTAACGCCAGCCATTTCTGTGGGCAATGGTGGTATCGGCAACCCTTTTGCCTGTGCTTCCATAGCTGCCGCTAACCAAGCCTCCCGCTCAGGAGTTAACCCTACGCCAGCCCTACGCCTACGCTCATCATCAATATATGCCATATTATTTTATAAGTTAAAAGTCAGTCGCAGATCACTTTGAATACGTGAGAACCCTAATCCACAACATAACATCTACGACTGACTAAATTCTACCAACCTAACTTACTTATGTCTTGTGCAACATTTACACCTTGGCCTATACGATCAAGCCACGTCGGTTGGTTAGCTTTGAAACCAGCAGACTGTCCAGCAGCACCGAACGTATTGTTCATGAAGTTACCAGACTGCCCAGAAGTATTCGTTTGCATATTAGGTTGGCTAAAAGTTGTTGGCAACGTTGTTGACGGACGACCTAACGCAACTTGCATAGGATCAAATCCGCTACGAGATGCAGGAAGGAACGACGTAGCCTGTTGTAATGCCTGACCAAACGCATTGCGCCTGTTCTGCATAGCGTTGCCGTATGTCATAGCGTTAGCTACTACATTGCCCATAGAAGGTACGTTTAAGTTACCTCCTTGTGAAGATTGACGGTTTAACGAACGGTTTATCTCCTCGCGTTCACCGCCGCTTAGATTTCCTGTGAAGTAACCTTGAGGGCGATTAGGATCGTACTTTGGATTAAGTATAGGCTGTCCATTAGCGTCAAGCTGCGGCTGTCCGTCAGCATTAAGCATGAATTGTGACGTAGTGTCAGCGTCATACATCGAACGTAACAAATCGCTAAGACCACTACCTGTCTGTGCTCGCTGACGGTAAAACTCAGGATCTACGCCTTGCGCTGCGGCATAGGCTTCATCTATAAGCTCACCGCCTGGCCCTCTCAGAACATCTACTTGTTGCCCTGTGTCACGCATCGCCGTACGATACGCTTCGTCACTAGCAAGCTGCCCATACTCAGGAATATATTGTTCAGCTAAACCAAACTGTTGAGCGGCTTTACGCCTAGCGAGTTCCTGCATAGCAGGAGACTGCATATGCTCCAAGTCTCGCAACTGTTCAGAACGAACAATCTCAGCGTAACTAGGAGTACCTTCTCCTGCATCAATCTGCGCTTGTGTCCTAGAAGGATAATAATCCCGATACGCTTTAAACGCCTGTTCTGTTGTCTGCCCAGCAGACGGAGTTGGGCCTTTACCCAACTGCGACAGTCCGTAAATCGTACCGGCTCCTGCTAATAAATCTCCTAGATCCATAATCTTATCTCCTTAACTGTCTGCCATTATACCAGCTTGTTCCAGCCGGTACGTTAAATAGTTTATCTTCTCTGCAAGAATAATGAACGCCGCTTTAACATCAGCATCCGCAGTAAAGTCTAGCGTACCCATTGTCAGTTGATCTGCCGCTGCTGACCCAGCGTCAACAGAAGTACCATCTATTGCTGTCATATCCGCAACGTGCGTACATTGCTTTACTACACCTGGCGTTGACGTTGATGCATCAAACACGGTTAGTGACGTGCGCCACGCATTTGCCGCAGTCTTATCTGCAAATAACTGTGTCGCGTGTGTGAACTCTGAACTGTTTATGTTAGCTGGCATAAGCCTGTGTCATTAAAGAATTTTTAGACGTGATGTCTTTTGTTTCTATGTTTATAATCGAAAGTGTCGCGGCGTTATCCCACTTAATAGCGTACGAGGCTTTCCAGCCAATGCGACTATCTTGAAAGTTAAACGCCAGCGATTGAATCTTGTTCTGGCCATCCCACATGAGCGGATACGCAGCCGTGTAGCGCATACCGTCAAACGTAGGCGCTACTAGCGTTTTAGATAACACAGATTGCCCAGCAACTCCATTACTTATCGGCGTACAACTAACTGTACCAGAGCCATCATACTTAACATATGCAGGACTATTCCAGTAAACATATGAAGCTGTGGTAAGTTTGCCAGTTAACGTTACATCACCAACACTAGCTGCGACTGTTAACTCAAAAGTGCCATCCATACCGTCAGCACCACCATCACCAGCGGCTAACGAATTCGGTATACCGTAGCCAGTTGTAGCATGACTCCAACCATAAAAACGTATAACAGTTCCAATAGCAAGCGTGTAAGGTATAGGCTTAACTGGTATAGCGTAAGCCGTTGTTGATGTGAATGTTGTGGGGGGAGATGCCCAAATACCGTATGGTATGTCAGGTGAACCAGATCCATCTACACCGTCCCAAGCTAGCCAGAGAGCATCTGGATATGGAACTTGTATTGCTATTGATTCAATCGGCTTAACGTCCGTGAACAGCGTACGCAACGTTAACGGCTTCTGATCTACACGTGAATCACCTACGTTAAACGCCTTTGTCTGCACATAAGCTGCTGAGTATTTTATGCCACCCCACATCTTAATCATCTCGCCGTATGATGTGATAGCATAAAGCTCATGAGCATCAGCAGAATCAATCTTCGTGAACTGCACTATCGGCGCACACGTTGTATCATCATCTTTTGTAAAGTTGTCGAAGCTAACAAATTTCTTCAATGTCGAATCAAACACAAGTACACCATGCCCGTAAATTGTCTGCACAGCAAAAAACGCATAGTTGTCAAACGTAATTGCTGCGCTTGCTGTAAAACTCTGCGATTTATCATCAAGCAACTTGGCAACCTTCAGCGAAAACGCAGAGTTGCGCCCTTCGTTACGCAACTGTTGTACGGCATTAAATGACCGCAAGCCTTCGGTGTCTATGAATGCAAAGTCACCCAGCACGTCAACAAACGAGAACTGATTAACAACTGACGCGCCGAAAAGGTATTTTTTGGTAAACAGCGGCTCGCCAAAAACTGTACGTGTATAGTCTGGCGTTACAGCATACGATGACGTACGTGTGCTAATGAAAAAGCTGTTAGTATTTAGCGGACGCATACAAGTTACAGCCTCGTATGATACGCTATAACTAACAACTCCTGCGCCTCCGTTTGCTTCAGCAGCATCAATCTGCGCTCCGCTATCATTTATAGCAACAACAAAATCTAACGGACGGCCAGTAACAGAATGGTATATTTGCGTAAAATTGCCACTAGCATCTGCACCTATTATATACAGCTTACCACCAAAAAACATCATCTGCTTTCCGATAGGTACATACTCACGGGTTGTTGCATCCCACTCCGTGTACTTCTTGCACTTACGTACAGAAATTGCAGCCGTCTGATTGCTTGAGCTAAAGATAATAAGATTCGGAGTGTTTTCTCCATCCTGCACAATAATACCAGCAGACGTTTTTACCCACGGCGTAGAGTTATATGTTAAAGAAATATCCTCAGCGCCCGTAGCACTCGTAGCTTTACGCTCCATGTTCATCGTAGAACCAGGAACTGCTTGCACGTACATAAAGTCTGCGTTAGCAGACATCTGCAATGAACTACTTGTACTGCCATCCCATAATGTAACCCATGTATCAGAAAGCCGATGCTTAAACTTTGCGTTACCACTCTGAAAAAGTAGGATGAAATCGCCTACGGTATATATGCCTTGAAACCGTTGATTAGCTGTAAAGCCAGTATCAATAATAAGCGGCCTTTTAACCGGCGTTAGCTCACCGAAGCGATTACGCACATTCATAGCAAAAGAATACTCATCGTCACCTAGACGAGAGTCATCAACTGCCATGTTCATTCCGCCTAGGAACGATGACTGTGCGTAGCTAGCCATGCTAGTTTATCGTGATTGTGCCGTTTAAATACTACCTTCTGTTCTTGACCTCTTTCTAGATCAGCTTGCCGCCGCGATAGCGAACGCGTAGCTTTTCTATCATGCAGTATCGCTTCTTCTAACTTACCCTGCTCCTCAAGAAACAACTCCATACATTTACTAACGAGTATGTTATCGTAACCAACAGCAGGAAATTCGTCAACGTCATTCTGCAAGCGCGGTAATGCTTTCTTATACAACACCTGCAGCGTGTGTGCATCATCTTGCCCAGCAGACGAGGAAAAAGGAAATGCACTTACGTCTACGATAAGATAACGTGATTCCATACTGTTCGACGGTATCTCAGCGTACACGGTAGAATCTGTATAATCAATCAACTGCGCTAATCCAACAGTTGCCGTTGGTTTGTTTGTCCGCGTGAAGCTGACGATGTCTGTGAACGGAACGCCTAAGTTAGCTAATGTTGCTGTAGCATTAACCGATACAGCAACCGCAGTACCAGTAACACTAACTAAGTAACTCTCGCTATGCGTTGTTTTAACAACCACTTCATAATTATCATCCGTCGTTGTCACACCATACCACCTAACCTTCAGCTTATTTGTGCCATTAGCCGCTTCTGTGATAGATGTAGGCAACGATACCTTCAGCGGACTGTAGCCTATCACACGAAATTTGTTATTATCAGAAGCCCAGTTATTCTCTCTATAATGTGCTGTTAGTGCTTCTGTCTCCCACTCAGCATTGTTACCAGACTTCTCGCGTATGCCACGTATAGCATATACATTAGCTGGTAACGCAACAGTCTTATCGCCTTGTACATAGAACTCTGCTTCTTCTAAACATCCTGGCATATCAGACTGTTCGTAGAGTTCCTGCGCCGCTTCATTAAGATAATCGAGTAGCAAAGCACGTTGACTGGTATCTGACGGAGACATACCAATCTTCTTACCAAACCTATCTAATATGTATTCTACACTCATCGCTTCACTAACGCAGTAACCGCAGCTTTGTCACGTTTAACAAGCGCGGTCTTTGCTTTCGTAGGCGTTACTTTAACTAAAACTACAGTTGCCATTACTTTCTCTCCAACTCATATTCCAAACGATTTACTGTCTGAAGTGCTTCTTTTACGAATGCGGGGGACGCTAACGCCGCTTTCCGAAATCCTGGATGCGCTATCAATCGCTCGCTATTATTCATCTTTACTCCCACGCACCCGCTCGTTAGGATTAGCAAGAGCATCAGCGATAGCGTCATCAACCAGCGCATCTTTTGCCGTGCGCCTTTTTGATGCGCTAAGCTCCCGCCCTTCTCCGAACAACTTGTCCAGAATTTTATGAAGGGCGGGTATAGCTTTAGCGATTGCATAGAGGAGTTTTATCACTTTTTCTTTTTCTTCTTAGGAATCACAGACTGCTGTGTTTTACTACGCTGCGTAGCCTCTAATTTTTTACGCTCTTGAAACTTTTTACCGCCAGATTTTGGCGTAGTTGTGCGTCCTTTATCTCTGCCACCCACCTTACGAAGTTCTTGCTGCTTTTTAGCAGCTTGAGCCTTTTCGTATAAACTAGGCTGTTTAGTTTTAGGCTTACGTTTAAACAGCTTTGACAAACCAGACTTAGTTTTACTTAAACCACCTAAAACTAACCTACCTCCACGTGTTGCTCCTAGAGCCGGTGCAGTAGCACCTCCAGAACCAGCTAAAGCAGCAGCCGTTAATCCTATCTCACCACCTAGCCTAAGACCACTACCAACTTTGCCAGCTTTCTTAACACTCATCTGAGGTATAAAGCGTGTTAATGATTTTTTCTTACCTGCTGCCCTTGTCGTCTTCTGCTCTGCTAGTAACTTCTTCTTAGCAGCAGCACGTTGAGCAGCAGTACGCGTTGGTTGTTTAGGCGTTCTCTTAGTAGGATCAACCTGACCGGCACGTGCTGAAAGGTTTGTACCGCCTTTCATCTTACGAAAAGTCGGCTTAACTGCACGTATAGGTCGCAGCGTTGTTCCTTTCGGTGTATTCATTTCTGTACGCGTACGCGCTGCCTTGCTAACAGGCTTCTTCTTCGCGGCTTCCTCCTTCGCCTTCTTCGCCGCACGACGACGTTTACCGCCAGCTTTCGCCAAGTCCATTAACGCACTACCACCCTTTTTTCTCCTACCGTATGCCATATCAAGTGTTCCCCGTATCTTTCTTAATTCCCTTACGCAAGAAAAGTGCGAGTAACGATGTAACTACTACGTTAATCATCACGCCCATTTCCATCTCTCCGCTGAAGTACGCTCCTACTGCTGCAAGAACGCCGCCAACGGCTGTCATATATGTCTTTTTACCTTGTAATGCTTTCATTCCGCTTTTTTAACTGCACCCAACTTAACTTCTACCGGCGTACCACCTTTACCAGCTTTTAAAGTCAAGCTAGGGAATGGAATCTCAACAGACAAGTACGGAATTTTAAGATTAACTCCATCTGCAGATACATCCGCGTTAGGCGTTACTCCTGCCTTTGCTCCAACGCATAGCGAAGGAATCGGCCAAGTCAGCGTTTGTCCAAATAAGGTTACGCTTGGCTCAGGCTTTAATGCCGCACCAAACAAACCAGCGTTGGCAGTTGCAGCAGTCAGCAGCAACGCCCCGATAATAATTATGCTTTTCATTTTTTTATCAACTGTCGAATCTTTAAAATTATATACACCAAACTTGCCGCACTAATACTAATCTTCAAAAGCAAATCAATAGCCACTAACCAATTACCTAATCCTGTTACACTTGCTAAACAAACTTTTATATCATCTACCCAACTCATTTAGGTGCTCCCTCATACTCAACGTCAAAAAACGGCGTGTCGATCTCAAGATTACCGGGCAACGACTTGCAACCAACCAACATGGCAAGCAACAAAATTCCCGCAGTAATTGCTAATATATAGATAACATCTTTTGCTTCTTTACTCATTGTTACGCTTTTCATTTACAGATTTCTTTGTTACACCCATGCACTTGTAGAGAGACGATACCTCTACCCGTAGCATTGCAACTTCTTTGGCGAGCTTGTTCGTTTCTTTGTCATGTCCATTCAATCTGTCAATCAGTTTGACAATTATCGTATAAAGTTCCTTGATTTCTCCCGATAAATTGCGAAGGACGTAGAAGACAATCTTGTAGCCGAAAATTCCCGCCGCTGCTGCTGCAACAACAGGGAAT